TACCAAATAGAGACTGATCATTTTCGACCACCAGTCAGACGGACTTACTACAAGTTCTATGAGAGTTTAAACCCGAAACTCACAACAAGGGGCTGTTTTTCAGAACAGTACTAAAACTCCTAGAAATTTACGAACACTAGGCGTACGATGAATAAAATCTATGCAAGTTGTGCGGCAAGCCACCTCTTATCGTAATGATCATAGGACTTTCCAGTCCAAGGAAGACCACACTTAGTAACATAACTTCTCATATGGGAAACTTCTTTATCAAAACGTTCTCTACCATAATGAAACCACTCAGAACAAGCAGTCTCAACATTAAGTAAGAACTGATCTTCGACAGTAACCCGAGGAAAAGCAGTTGCAGATGGTTTTTGAACCCATAGCAACATATTAGTTATACTATCTACATCAAGAGGTGCTTTACAAGCAGTCCCATCCCGCACAAATCTTCGTTTCAAAAACTCAATCTCTTCCCACTCAAGGAAAGGTTTGTCTATTTGACCCTTAGATGGGGTTGTATACGTCATACCAAAATATCGGAAGATCCAATCTTCTAACAATATCATGTTGAAATATTTACTCCACTTAGCATTAATTGACCAAACATTATCATCTCCATATATAGCAAACGAGAGAACACTGTCGATCTTTTGACGCTGATATTCAGGATCATTAGACAAATATTGAGAATAATAAAACATAAAATTCATAATAACTCTATTTACAAAAGAATTAAGAAATCCAGTCAACCACTGACCAGAGGGATTCTTATAATCAAACCAATACAAATGTCCACCCATTACTAAGAGCGGACCAATAGAAGACTCACAGACATAGCGAACGCTGCGATCCTCAAAAGAACCGGGTAGGTAAGGAAAAAGGGGGGCACAAGCCTGACCCATCATCCAACCAAACCAGCAATTTATACTAGTATCATAATTTGAATAATCACCTCCGCCAAACTTGGCATCTTTGAACTTCAACAACTTCTTTTCTAGATTCTTC